GTAGGTAGGCTCATAGGTATAACCACCTTACCAATAGCCTTTATTCCTAACATGGGGTTTTGGTGGGCATTACTATTTACCTTTGAACTTGGCTCACTGATATTTGTAGTAAAGGAGATAGTTGACATATACAAAAAAACTCCAACAGGCTTTGACCCTCTCGACCTTGCAGCCGACTATATCGGTTACGCTCAAGCGACGGTTGTTGGCTATTTGATATATCAAGGATGGCAGATATATTTATTAATAATGGTTTGGTAAAGGTAGAGACTTCCAATGGAATCCGTTGGAATCCGTAGGAATCCGTATTCAGAACAATGCGATGTAATGTGGAATAAAGATAAATTTAAGAAAGTCAAAGCTGAATATAGAGGAGATTACATATACGGTAGAGGTATTGAAATGATAGAGTGTAAAACGCTTGACGAATCATACGGATTAACTTATACACCATCAGACCATTTACCATTAACATTAGAATTTAATTTACAATAAAAAATAAGTATCATGGATGTATCTAAAATTATAGCAGACGCTCAACAACAGAGACGTGCTAACATATCAAAGAATTTTGTTAACAAAGACGTTTTAGTTGAAAAAGCTGAAACCGAAGTTACAGAAGACGATATCGTAAAATCTATTATCTCCGAAGAGGTTGAAGAAAATCCTTTTGAAAAAGCCGTAGAAGCTGCGGAAGAAGATATCGAAAAGTCAGATATCTATCGTGCGTTAGGTGAAGGAAAAAACATAACCTTCAAGAAAACAGGAAAAGAAATCAAAGAAAGTATTGCTTCAAAAGTTCTTCCTAAATTAAATGCCGATTTAGCGGTTAAACAGTCTGAAGCTGATAACCTGTTAGCAGCGTGCGGGAAAGCTCCTAATAAGGATGCGGATTATTGGTATACGTCAGAATTGAACGTCGAAGTGCCTTATAAGATTTACCGTTGGGACGAAACGTATTTCAATTCAGGAGAACAAAAGAGTTCAACTATCGTGTCAACACTTTCTCCGGAACAGGACGCTGAAGTTAAGGCTATCGAAGCTCTTAAGAATTATCCGGAAACAAAAGAACAGGGTAACAGTAGAGAAAGTTACAATACTAAAGTTCGTGAGATTTGCGAAATTCTCGTAGACGTTAAGGCTTGCGAAATTATCTCTGCTATCGAAGATTCAGCTTCTGTAGATTTAACTCCAAAACAAGTAATAGCATTCTGTTTATAAAATCTGTTTCATTATGTTAATTAAGGAGTAGCGTTAATCGTTACTCCTTTTTTTTATCAAAGTTAATTCAAAGAAAATAAAGTTTATGAATAGTTATTTCAAAAAAGGAGATGTTGTTAAACTTCCGGAGGTTTGGGGGGATATTTTGTTTGAAATAGAATCCTTTCATGGAAACAATTATTTACCATTAGCTACCGTTCACTTCTTAAACAGACCAGCTTGTAACCGCAATCGCTGTAACTTTGACATAAGATTTACGGTTCTTATAAATTCTTCTAAAAGACCTCTGAAGAATTTAGATAAAAAATTGTTAGCTAAATTGTACGTAAAAGGAAACATTGAAGCAAAAAGAGAATTTTTAATAAGGAAAAATAATAGATAGTATGTTCGACAATTACACTTGGAGTGATAAACTTCCGGATAAGAATTTAGAAGTATTCGACGAGAACTTAATGTTGTTCTTTGCAACTATGTTAGAAAGGCAAATGATATGGTACAAAAGGTTTGTTGAGAAGAAACCATCTCCTTGGACTAAAGACGATATTTTCAGAGATTATAAGTTTACGAACGTTTACAGGGAATTAGACCGAAGCTCCCAATGGCAAATTAAGAACATAATCGTTGATAATGACATGACCTTAGAAAATTACATTTGGAAGATTATGGTATTCCGTTATTTCAACAATCCGGAAACGTTTGAATTCGCTAAAGCAACAAGAGGTTGGAAACAAGGTATTCCGGACTTAGAAGATTACGACCCTGAAAAATTTCTAAATATGTTAAAAGACGTCAGGGATTCCGGAGACAAACCGTTCACGAATGCTTACTACATTAATTCAGGAGCTGCGCCAGGAAAGACAAGGGATTATTGCTACTCTCATATAACTCTCGTACATTTAAAAGAAAACATTGTAAAACTGATTAAAACCGTCAAAAACGCAGATACTCCGGAAGTGATAATTAAGTACATAAAAACCTTTCCTAGCGCATCAGATTTTATAGTTCATGAATTCTACCAAGACTTCACCTATATTCCTAAATACAGCAAAAGAGGTGACTTCATGAATTTCGACCAAAATGATTTTACGAACGTTGGGCCAGGAGCGAGTTTAGGTTTGCGGTTGATATTTCCTTCAATGAATAAGAAAGATTGGAAAGAGGGGATAAAAATATTGAGAGATTTAGCGGAGGAAGAATTATTCAATATGGGGGATTTTCCTTATCTGTATTGGAGTAAAAAGAAAGAAAGATATTACGTAAACTTTCAGTGTAACATAACTTTACATCAAATAGAAATGTGGTTATGCGAATTTCAGAAATATTGGAAGATGACAATAGGTGAAGGTAAACAACGTTCTAAATTCAAACCAAAAAGATGAGAATAGTTAAGTTGATGGAAATAGGATTGGAGCTTCAAGAGAATACCGATTTACAAATGATAGCTTCGGAGTTAGACGCTACATTGAAAACGTTGTTCTGTTTAGAAGATGACAACGAGAATCCTAAATTTACAGAATTCTTAGAAGACTTGAAAAGGAACGAACTGGGAATGTACTATGACGAAAATACCGTTCTGTATAATCACAACGAAGAAAGAATAGTTTTTCATGAGACAATTTATGAAAGATATTTGATATTCGANCACACTCTCAAAAATAAAATCAAAGCTATCCTACAGTTATAAGTCCATAAAAAGCTATTCATGGACACTACAGNCGTTGATAAAAATATAACATCTGAATTAAATCGGATTAAACAATCTTCTCAAGAGCTTTATTATGAAAAATTAAAGCTAATTGAAAAGGGAATGAAATCCGACAATCCGAAAGATATAATAGAAGCTAACAGAGCATATTCAGAAATAGCTCCCAAAGTAGAAGACAATAATAAATCGTTCCTGATTGACCCATTAGAATTTACAACTAATTTAGGTTACAAGGATAAAATTTATTCATTGTCTTACGGTACTTTAAAGAGGATGTCTAAAACTCCTATTATCAGCACTATCATAAAAACAAGGAAAAATCAAGTAGCGGATTTTGCTGAATCTCAAAGTAACAAATATTCGAACGGCTTCGTAATACGCAAAAAAGGAGCTGAAGAAAACAAATTGTCAAAAGAAGATAAGCGTTCTATTTCTCAAATAACTGACTTCTTGTTAAATTGCGGTGTAAACGGAGCTTGGGATACAGATGACTTCGATGAATTTATAAGGAAGATGATTGACGATTCTTTGACTTACGACCAAATGACATTCGAAGTTGTTAGGAATAGAAGAGGAAGAATTGAGAAGTTTATAGCGACCGACGCTGCTACTCATAGAATAGCTGATACAGCTTTCAGAGATAATTACCAAAACGATTTCATTAAGAGAGGAGCTTCTAATAGAAGTCAATTCTTCAACACTCATATGAATATTCCGGATTATAAGGGATATTCTCCTACACACGTTCAGATTTACCAAAACGCTGTTGTAAACGAATACTATCCTTGGGAACTTTGTTTTGGAGTTCGGAATCCTTCAACGTCTATTTATTCGAACGGATACGGCTTGTCGGAATTAGAAGAATTAATCAACGTTGTAACTTCAATGCTTTGGGGCGATGAATACAACCGTAGATTCTTTTCTCAAGGTTCAGCACCTAAAGGTTTATTGCGTGTTAAAGGGAATACGAATGAAAGAGCCCTACAACAGTTTAAACAACAATGGCAAGCAATGATTTCCGGAGTAATGCAAAGCTGGAAAACACCTGTAGTAGAAGCTGATATCGATTGGATTGATTTACAGAAGAATAATCGTGACATGGAATATACAGCTTGGATGGAATATCTAATCAAGCTATCTTGCGGAATCTATTCTATTGACCCAACGGAAATAGGTTGGGATATTTCTAAGAGTGGCGGAGGAATGTTTGAAGGAAGTCAGGAACAAAGACTTACGCATTCTAAAGACAAGGGATTGTATCCTTTATTGAAATTCTTACAAAGGAAAATAAACAAATATATCATATCTCCTTTAGCTCCGGAATTTGAATTCGTATTCGTTGGAATCAACGGTATGACAATGGAAAAGGAATTAGAGTTAGATGTGAAGAAAGCAGGTTCCTTTACCACTATAAATGAAACAAGAGAGAAATGGGGATTAGACGCTATAGAACATGGCGATATAATCGAAAACTCTGTTTATTGGCAAGCTGTAAGTGCAGAACAACAAAGACAAGCGCAAGAAGCCATGAATCAGGAAGCTGCAGGAAAAGAACAGTCTAATCCGTTTGACGCAGTTTTAGAACAAGAAAATCCGTTTGACGCTTATGCTGAAACAGTAGATAATGAAACAGAAAAATCTGAATTAAAGGATATTTTTGTAAAAGCATTCGATAACTTTTTAAAAGAAGAATAATATGTCGGTAAATTTAGGTCAAGTAGCAGGATTGTTTGTAGGAACTTCATCTCCTACTAATACAAATTTAATTTGGTTCGACTCAACTGTAAGCGTTAAATATCATAAGGTATATAATTTTGATTTGAACATTTGGGAGAAATTAAACAAAAGTTCTATTTCAAACAAAACATATTCAGAATTAGTTACATTAGCGACAGGTTCCGGATTATCTTTAGGGGCTCAATATTACATAACTAACTTAGATGTACTCGCTGTAGCTATTACGGCTACAAAAGTTAATTACTTTGACACTAACGATAATCTAATCGTAGATGATTTATCTTCAACAAAGAGTTATATCATATCTGCTTCTAATCTCCTTATCGACGACGTTCAAGGTGTTTACGACGAGAATACTAAAAAGGTTGTATTTAGTTTTCAATCCGATACGTTTGACGGAGAAGATTATGCTTTTGCTAAAGGAACAAGAACAAGCGTTGTTAAACTTCTTAAATACAAATGGAAAACAATTGTATCTTCTAAAGTTAATAATTCTATCGTTTGGGACGGAGGTATTTATTTCAATTTGAAAGCGGCATTATCTTACATCTTTGACAAATCTGGAGGTGTTGTTAGTTATGAAACGTTTGTTACGAGTAATACGACTCTTTCTAATCAACTTTTAGCTCTGTCTAACAACTATCAAAATTTTGCTAATAACGCAAACCAAACGATAGAAACAGGATTATCTCCGACAAATTTTTATTCTAAACAAATATACAACGCTCCAGATGTAGGCGCAGCTGCGGCAGATATTGTGATAAGTGATTCTCTTTATACGATTGTATCGAAAATACAAAGATATATTAATAGATTTAAGAGAGCTGACGGAATGTTAGTGACAGCGTCATTTGTTCCTTCTACAAGCGAAAATTTAAACATAATCAATACAGATACGGTTGATAACGCACTCCGTAAAGTTCAAACTAAAATAAATTCATTTGATACTTATAAAACTTACATAGACGAAAGTTTTGAAATACGTATATTAGCTGTTAACGCTCTTTCAGGAATTTTTAATTTAAGAATGACTCGAAAAAATAAAGACGTTGTTAGATTAGAGGGATTTGTAAAGGTTCTTAGTGCCAATTTATTTAGTAATACAGGAGTTTCTATAACGATTCCTGCGTCAGAAGAAGTTTATTTTGCTCAAGAACAATCTAACATATTCTATTGCAACGCTTATCTTTATCAAGCCAGCGGAAATTTGACTAGAAATTTTCTGGTACAAGGTTTTGCAGATAACGCTAAAATAACGTTCCAGATAGTTCCTGGACAAACTCCTCCTATGGATGGCCCAGAAACTTATCATAACTATATTTTATTTTCAACCGACTTATTGTTAAATTTAGATATGTAATTTTTTCAATTTTAAATATGTGTAAAATCGTACATTTAACGTCGGAGAGATTCGATATAGGGGCAAATCGTTTTAAACATCTTCTTAAGGAAGAATTAGAACAAAGAGGAATAAAAGTTGTATTAGATTATTCCTATGATATTTTCAATGTATTTAAGAAACATAATACATACGGAATATCTATAGCAATCGATTTTTACAAAGATAACAGCGAAGGAAAAGGGATAATTATTAATAAACATTGTTCTGAAATATCTAAAGCATTCTCTTACAATTTGTCAAACATATTAGACGAAACATTACCTACTATAAAATGGAGAGGTATAAGTTTTGTTAAATCAGACGATAAAATTTGGTATAACTTTTTCAACAGAGTAAGTTCGGAAACAAAGGTGATTTTGAAACTATGCACCAAAACTAAAAAACAAGAGTATTTTGACTACAATTCTTCAGTCGATAAGATTGTAGAACTTTTTTCGGAAGAAATAGTTCGTTGTTTACGTTCTGATTACAATTATATAACTTATCAAAAAAGGGTAGAATTATCAAGAAAGAAAAAAAATCTGGTTAAATATGGAGTGGTTAAAGGGTAATGTAATCGCACTTTTAGGTGTTCTGTTTGGCGCAGGAAGCGTTGGTTATTTATTAGTTTCTAAAATTATAGATAGGAAGAAATTCAATCAGGAAGTTAGAACTGCCGCTTCAGAAGCTGACATTAAAGGTGATGAATTTTGGAAGAAGCGTTACGACGTTTTGGAAAATGAAAATAAACAAAAGGATGAATGGTGGCAAGCTAGATACAATAATCTATCTACAGAACTCAACAGCGAAAAGGGTTTAACAAATGAAATAATCAGAAGCTTCCGGAACGAACTTAATGAGATACGTAAGGAATACGAATCTCAAAAAGAATACGAACAAAAGAAGTACAAGAAATTACGAGAGGATTACGATAGACTCGAAAAGGAGTCTGAAGAAAAGATTAATTCTCAGTTGAAAAGAATAAGTCAGCTAGAAGATATGATAGACGATTATCTGATGAAAATTTGCAACAACGTTAATTGTTCAAAAAGAAACAATGATGAAAACGTTTAAAACAGTGCTTATAACGATTGCCGCTATCGTTTTGATTCTTAGCGGTTACTTCCTTAGAACGTCGCTAGAAAAGCCATGCGTACCGACCGAAATCATTGTAAGAGATACAGTTCCTTTTACGGTTAAAGATACAATTGAAGTTCCGAAGCCTTACGAAGTTGAAGTTCCTGGCGATAGCGTTATTATTGAATACGTACAAGACGTAGATACAGCAAAAATACTTTACGATTATTTAACAAAGAAAAGTTATAAGTTAGATTTTTCAAACGATTCTATTGGTAAAATAATTATAGACGTCAAGCTACATAAAAATAGCATAACAGAATCTTCGGCAGACTTAGCAATAAAGAGAATAAGAATTCATACAATAGAAACGAAAACAGTAGAAGTTGTCAGACCTATTCAGTTTTATGGGACAATAGGTTCTTCGGTTGATTTTAAATTCCAGCAAATCGGAGTCGGAGTTGACTTAGGGCAAAAGTATATGATTGGAGTCTCCGGAGTAAGGTTCGAAAACAACTTAGGATTAATGATAAATACAGGTATAAAATTTTAAATAAAAGTGATATGCAAAACTTTGTAAACATCGGCGAAATAAGGAGGAGAAACATCCTTAAAGGATTTGTTAATATAGGCGAATCTGAAGATATTGAAAAAGCTAAAAGCGGTGTATATGCCGACAATGCTGAAAACCAAAAGTTGAATCGTGTAGGTCAAAAATACGGTTCTAAGAAACAGGAAGACCCTAAAGGTGATAAAAGTCCTGCTAAAAAAGAGGACGAAGCTCCGGAAGATTCTAAACCATCCTTAGAAGACCATGCAAAAGGTACTGATTCAGAGGTTCTTAAAAAGGTTGTTGCAAACGAAAAATCTGACCCTGCGCTCGTAGCTGCCGCTAAAAGAGAACTTACAGCTCGTGGTGAAACTCATGCGCATAATACTCCGGAAGAAAAAGAAGATGGAAGCGGTTCTGACGTTAAAGGTGCTATAAAAGGATTTTGGGATGACGTATTTTCTGAATACGACAACGACCATGAGAGTGTAAAAGAAATAATTAATGATGAAGAAGAAATGTCAGATTTATTGAACAGCTATTGGGATGAAGAAAAGGGTGGAGACGTAAGAGAAGTTTGGGAAAATGTTATCAAAGAAGGTAGAAAAAGAATCAGAGAAGCTGCTAAAGCGTGGAAACAAAGGAATAAAAAAGAATCAAAAGAATAACATTATGAAAACATTCATTTTCAAAAATCAATCCGGAATAGACGTTCGCTACAAAGTAGATATCATTGGAAACCAAAAAGGAGCTTTCACAGTAATGGAAATTCAGGGATTAGATACAGTAGAAGAACAAAAACTTTTATTGTTCAAACAACTGAATTACAATTATCCGGAATTCAAGAAGTTCGCTAAAGATAACAACCTCACCTTGTTAGTAGAAGAACCATCTGTAAAGAATGTCGAAAACTTAGAACACTTCAACGTTACTTTCGATGCGGATGGCGGTACTCCGGAACCAGAAGCTCAGGTTGTAGATTTAGAAGGATTAGTAACTGAACCTGCTTCTCCAACAAAAGAAGGGCTCGTATTTGACGGTTGGTCTACCGATGAAGGAGTTACTATTTGGGATTTCGGAAATGAAGTTACTTCAGATATTACTTTAAAAGCCGTTTGGACTACTTAATAATTTTAACAATGTCTAAAAAGGATTCACATTTCATAGAATCTCCATTTAAAGCTGTTACGGAATACGAGAATGAATTCGTAAAAGTTTTTAATGAGAATATAGCAGGAGCTGTAACAGAAGTGCTTAAGAACATAGCAACGGTTACAGCTTCGGCTGTAAAGAACGGATTATCACTACAAAAATAGTAACAATGATATTCAACAATAGTCAAATACAGGATTTGCTAAATATAATGAAGCGTTGGCAATACGTATTCATAGCAGACCAAATTGGTTTGAGTTATTTAAGTCCTTCGGAAATAGCTGTATTAAAAGCTGCCGGAATAGACTTAGATAAATTCAAGAACAAAAAGGGAATTGTAGAACATGCATTCCTTTGGGGACTTTTAGCGGAAGCTATCGGAAGCGACCGAGCGAAGAAAATGAATTATCAACAATTCCAAAAGTTTGTATCTTCCGGAAATTTCGCTCCTTTAACAGAAGAAGAAGAGTTTGCTCTTAACCAAGTAAAAAATCGTGCCTACACGGATATTTCGGGATTAGGTAACAGAATAGCTACAGGTCTGTCGAACAGGATAATCCAAGCAAATTTAAAGCAGCAAATCGCAGCAAGAAAGTTAATCAAAGAGAAAACAATCAAAGCGGTTGAACTTAGATACGGTGCTCGTCAATTAGCAGCGGAGCTTGCCGAATCAACAAAGGATTGGGAAAGAGATTGGTTAAGAATATCGTATTACTTATTACACGAATCTTACAACACAGGTAGAGCTGAAAGTATATTCAAGAATAACGGAGAAGACGCTGAAGTTTATTTCGACGTTCTCGACGGAGCTTGTATAAGTTGTTTAACATTATACTTAGAAGACCCTGAAGATTTAGGTAGTATGCCGAAAGTATTCAAATTAAAAGACATTTTAGCAAACGGTAATAACATAGGAAGAAAGAAAGACGATTTACTTCCTACAGTAGCTCCTGTTCATCCTTACTGCCGTTGCACTATAAATTACAAACGTCCTAACTTCGGATGGGATAGTGATTTAAGAGCATTTGTAATTCCTCAAAAGATTCAATCTAATAATTCAAAGTTAAAAGGAGTAAAGTTAAACATAAAAATAGAAAAATAAAATTGTAATGAAAAAAGTATTAATTGTATCTCCTCATAGTGATGACGCTATGTTTAATTGTGGTAAATATATTCTTACAGGAAAATACGACGTTGAAATATTGACGGTTGAAAACGACCCTAAAAGAATTCAAGAAGACAAAAACTTATACAGCTTCCTGAATATTCCCTTACATCACTTAGAAGTAGATTTCATTGACAATAGTTATTACGGATATTTCAAAACTTTCAAAGGTGTTAATCATAATGACGCTCATGCTTATTTGAAGGAATACTTCGGACAAGAAGTATTAGACGACGTTAAATCTTCTATTTTGAAGTTTGTAAGAAAGTTCCAGAAAAGAAACGAGGGTTGCATCGTTTTAGCTCCTCTCGGAATTGCTCACCCTTTTCATTACTTTGTACACGAAGTTCTTTTAGAAGAAGCTGATCTGTTTTACAGAGAGTTCCCTCACTCGTACAAGAAACGTTCTCAACAACAATTCAACGCTTGCTTAGCTCACTTCGGTCGTAAATATCAATTCGATGATTTAGACGTACATGAAGCGAAGTTTGATTTGTCAAAGAAGTTCTACAAATCTCAGTCGGGACTTTTATTCTTTGAATCAGGTTACATTAAAAAACAGCTTCCGGAAGAATTTTACGTAAAACTATAATATGTATATAATTTACAAAACAACTAATTTAATCAACGGCAAAATTTACATCGGTCAACATTTAGTAAAAAATGAAATAAATTTAGACCCTTGGTATTTAGGTAGCGGAACTTTTTTATTTAAGGCTATAAAAAAGTACGGTAGAGATAATTTTAAGAGAGAAGTTCTTTGTAAAATTTTAAATAATGATATTTATAAAACAAACAAGCTTGAAGAATATTTTATAAATAAATTCGATTGTTTAAGGTTAGGATACAATATAATAAAAGGTTCTCCATTTGAGCATAATCCCATGATGAATCCTGACGTTGCAGCAAAAGTTTCTTACAAATTAAGAAACGGTTCTCATCACGACGTTTCTGGCGAAAAAAATCCTAATTTCGGCAACGGTTATAAAATAAGCGGAGATAAGAATCCTATGAAGAACATTGAAGTTTCTAAAAGAAATTCAGAATTAAGAAGAGGTCATAAAAGGAATGAAGAACAAAGAAAAAGAATTTCTGATTCTAAAAGGGGGAGAGGATTAGGCGAATCAAATTCTAATTTCGGCAATAAATGGAGTGAAGAAAAGAAACGAGAATTATCGGAGAAAATTAAACGTAAAAATATATTAAAAAGAATTGAAAATGAAAATACTATTTGCTGATTTTTCTATAGCAAAATACGGAGGTATAATTTCGTATATGAATTCTATGATAAGAGCGTTCAAAGATTTAGGTCATGAAATCGACATTGTCCAATTTACTCCAAGTTCTAATAATCAAAAAAGTTACGATAAAAAAATCAATAGTTTAAAAAACGGAGATTTTCAAAAAAACATTAAAATAAATTCTCAAAATGGAGGATACGAATTAACACCATTAGGATATTATGCTAATCATTATTATGGTTTTTTACTTCCTCCATCTAATAGAATAGGAGTTTATGAAGAAGACGCTTTGTTAAGATGGTACGAATTAGTTGAGGACGTAGATTTGATTTTATGGAATTTTATGCCCACAAAAAGTTCTTCTTGGGAGAATAAAAGGAAATTCGATTTCTGGTGGAAGTTCTTCGATTTACCTAATGAACAAATAAAACAAGTTTTTTTGTCCCACGACGCATATTTTGATGTCAGAGCTTCTCATATATCTGCATTAAAGAAGAAAATATTGTTTTTAGGTTGCGCACACGTTGCAGCTTATCATTGTTGTGAAAATATAGGTATTCCTCGAGCATTACTTTTGAATCCTCGTTATTTGCAGGACGATTTAGAAATGGAAATTATTCCTATGTCAGAAAGGGAAACAGACTTCTTTGCTGCTCATATCTTTAAGAGTATGAAGCATATGGAAGAACTTATACGCTGCGTACCTTATTTGAATCCGGAAACATACTTAGATGAAATCGGCGACGAAGTTTATGATTATTCAGTTGTTATTGCAGGTTCTGGTATTGAGCAAGCGTATATGGTAGCAAAAGAAAAAATAAAACCATGTTATATTTGTAATGTTAAAACAGACCCTGATTTACCTCAAAAATTAAATGGACAAATCAGCAACTGGGATAGAGCCGAAAACCACGGAATGAATTACTTAGGTCAAATAAGTAGCAAAACTGTTAATAAATTTTTAAAGAACAGTAAATTCGCTGTAGACCCGAGTTGGGCTGCTCATTACGCTCAATATTGCAGAACTCATATCAACGGCTTCATAATAGAAGCTATGTTACACGGCTGTTATCCTGTACTTAGAGATTACAGCGGTTTAAGCAAAAATACAACAGATTCAGACCCACTGTTCGAAAGTATAAGAGCGATTTATATTCCTTGGGATGCAACTCCTAAACAATTTGCTAAAGCATTACGAAAGGCTTGTAATAAGATTTCTGACGAACAATATTTAGAAGATACGCTTCACAACTTCGAAATTGTCAAAACTCTTTTCAACGCAAAAGAAAATGTTGAGGAGATAGTTAGATTAGCTGAAGGTGGAAAGAAATTAGTTCGTAAGGAATTAGAGATAGGTCAAGATTCAGAAAATGTAAAAAGAATCTCTGAAGAAATAATGACAGGGTTCTTCAAAATCGAACTACCAATAATTTGGGAAACTTAAAATTACAGTTATAATTTCATAAAAAATTGAAATTATGACAGTAGTAAAACAAGTAGGCGATGTTCACCCTAAAAATCCTAATTTAGTTTGGACGGAATATCAACCAGGAAAATTCGATTATAGAAACAAAAATTCGATAAAACCAGTAGGTGTAAAACCTATGGATGTTAAGCAATTATCAGTTTGGGCTCCATCCGCTAAAACAGACAGTCTGATAATAATAGCTCAATCCCCTAAAGCAGATGCTCAAAAAAGAAAAGTCGCTTACGATGAGTTGGAAAAAAGAGGACACGATATGTCTACTATCGACACTTCCGGAACGCTCGATAAATTCCTTAATAATCAAAATAAGGTTAATAATCTTTTAGGAAACAATAATCCTACTCCGTCTCCATCTCCAGTGGTTGCCGGAGATGAAGCTCCTGTAGACGAAGATGGAATCACCGAAGAATGGTGGTTGAATAAAACCGACGCTCGTGTAAAGAAAAATTTCAATCTTTCAACAAAGTCTGGTCGTATCAAATATGACCACTTTCTCGACAAGATGAAAAAGAAACAGAAGAACTATAAGAATCCTGTTCGTGTTATGCAGGATTTAGCTCGTCAATACGCTTACTTCTTGAAGAATGAAAAAGCAAGGTTTATGATTTCTGCAGGGGGTGCTGGTATTGGTAAAACTTATTTATTCAAGACTCTTTCAGAATATTTGAATATCAAACCTTTTGACTCAACAAAAGACGCTCCTGGCGATGGCGATTACGGTTACTTCGAAGCTCCCAATGTTTCTTCAGCAAAACAACTTGCCGGCATATTAAAAAGTCATAACGGTAAATTATTACTGTTCGATGACAATGACGCTGTTTTAACAGATAAGCGTTGCGCCGCAATGATGAAGAAAGCTACTGCTACAGGCGGCAAAAGAATCGTAGATGACCCTGAAGATAAAACAATCAACTTCGAATTTACAGGACGTATCATGATAATGACTAACAAAGATTTAGCTACATTATCGGAGAACGAAGATACCAAAGCTGTTATATCGAGAGCTACAGGCGGTAAATCTGAAATTTACTTAACTGTTTCTGAAACTGTTGACGTTCTTAGAGACCGTTTCCAAAAAATGGAATTTGATACCGTTGACAGATTAGACGATACAAATGAAGATGTTCAAGAAAGAGCTGAAGTATTCCATGTAATAGAAAAGAATTCGAAGAACATTGACCCAGCTCAATTTACGGTTCGTAATTTTGAATCTATGATTTTAGTTCGTAGAGCCGCAGAAAATGGAAACGCTATGGCAAATGACACTGCTATCAACGACCTTGTCGGTACTCATAAACAAGATTGGGAAGAAGAAGCGGGATATTTAATTACAAAGGCTCAAAACGATGAACTGTTTGTAGAATCAGCGGAAGATTTTTCTAAAGCAGAAGAAACGGAAGAAAATCCTTTTGTTAAAATAGTTGAAGAACAAGAAGTAGAAAAAGCGGTTGAAGAAGAATTTTCAGTAAACTTCGAC